CACGGTACTTTGTGACAAGATCGCCCTCGTCTTTTGCTTTACCTTCAAGATCTACATAAGTACCATATGCACCACCAGGTGCAACTTCAATAGAACCATCTTCCTGTGTTGGAGAAACAATTGAAGGAATTTTTTCCTGTTCTTGCTCTTGTTTTTTTCTTGAGATTGTGAAACCTAGCAATTGAGCCATTATATCAATCCTCGCTTGAATTATTTTTATATATTTATAATAATGCGATCAATAAAAAAGGGGGAGCCGGAGCTCCCCCTTTATCGTATTATATGCGATTGTTAGGCGCTGATTGCACCAGCAAAGACATTTCCGTTATCAACTGTGAAGTAGTCGTATTCAAATGTTACTGAATATTCTTCAATTGCGTCTGCATTACCCCAGTCGAGGTCGATAGCAGCAATTGTAGAAGGGAACATTCCAACAAACTTATATTCACGAAGGATATTGCCTTGCTTGCCATAGTGAGTTACAGTTGCCTGTGACTTATAAGCCTCAGGATTTGCTGCAGCAAGACGAATATTGCCCTGTGTTGAATTGATATTCTGTACCCATTCTTCGAGTGTGCTACGAATTGAAAAGTCCTCATCGTTGATGATGGTAACTGTAACAGGTTCAAATGTTCTGTTACCAGCAAACTTCACTGGTCGACCAAAGTAACTAACTGTGATCGGTGAGAGTGTAGTTGCAGGAATCTGAGCAACCCGGCACATGAAACGAACCTTTTCATCAGCTGAAGCATTGAAAGGATTCGTCATGTTGAACTCGAAAAGTGACGGACGGGCGCCGCCACCAATCATCTGTCCTTGAAATTCGTTTACATTAAATGCCATTTTTTATCTCCTAGTTCCTTTATATTTATATCGCCCGATTAGAACTGGCCTACAATTTCGTCAAACTCGACCCCGGTGCGAACTGCAACGAAGTTAAGCTGGATGAAGTTGATTGAACGAGCTGGTTTAATGTAGATATCGCCAACGAATTCGTTACGATCAATAATCTCGGCGGTATTATTCGTATCATCACACACAACACGGAAATCGTAAATACCACGACGGCCTTGTACGTCACGGAGGAACGGTTCCACTAGATTACGGAACTGTGAACGAGTGAATGCATCGTTGAATTCAAAGAGAGTGAACTTAGATGCAGTTGAGATTGCCTTCTCTAGGACGATGAACAAACGACGTACGTTGATACGATCAAATGCGCTTGGCTTTGCAAGCATTGTCTTGTCACCGAAGAGGACAGTACCCTGACCTGGGAATGTTACAACCGGGTTAACACCAGACTTGTAGAGTAGATCACGTTCTGATTTCTTTGGGTTATAAGAAAGCTTGACGACATTCTTGATATTACCGCGATTGAAACCAGCAGGTGAGAACCACGGATCACGGGTTGTATCGGTACGAACCATAAGACCTGCAGTATCACCGTTCATTGGAACATAACGGTATACGTCATTGTACCTATCGTACTGATACTTCCATGCGCTGTCCATTACGGCATAAGAACTTGATGGAAGAGTATCACGGAAAGCGATGATATCAGTTGCTTCCTTACCAGCATAGCTTGAGTTATTTACAACGTCACCAGACTCTGGTGATAGGCAGACGATGCAATCAAGTCGAGTTTCACAAATATTATTGATGATATGTGCAAGAACTGTTGCATTATTATCTGCACCGAGGATCAGCGATACGTCAACATCCTCTGCGGACTGGAACTTATTGTATCCATCAATCAGCTGAGCATTTGTTGGAGCTGCACCATCTGAACCACCAGAAAGTGAAACTGTCTGTGGGCGATCATCTGATACTGAGAATGTTGATGTTGAAGCGCCACCAGCGCTTGTCATTACATCAACGTGTGAAGCCCACCAGAGATACTGTGAACGCTGATTGATTACTTCCTTATAGTAGATTCCGGTACCGTCAGTTGCCTTTGCATCATTTGCACGAGAAACTGCAGGATAAGCTTCTAGAACTTGCCCCTTGATACCTGTGATATTACCGTCTTCGTCTACAACTGCGATGTGAAGTTCGTCACCAGAACCACCCTTTGCTGTTGCATAGGTTGATGTACCTGGAGCTGCATCAAAGTTGTTGTAGTATTCCCAACGACGGTTGACTGAAGCAGACTGAACCTTTGTGGTATTATCTGTTGTTGAGAGCTGATCTTGTGTTGGGGCAGTATCAACAACAATTGCGGTTGAGTTTACAGATGCAACTGTAAGACCATCACCTAGATTGATTGATGCACCCTGAAGGAATAGAATGTCACCTGCAGCAACTGAACCACTTACATCAATATCTGGTCCTGAAGTAAGATCTGAGCTTGTATTTGCACCCTTGGTAAGAACTGTTGTGCTGCTTGCAGTAAATACTAGATTTGCACCAACAGTTGATGACCATGCATTAGAGCTCTGACATACAGAAACCTTCAGTGAATTACCGAGCGTACCTGGATACTTTGCTACCCAGTCACCTGAATTACTGATTCCTGATGAATAGTTGTTTTCGTAATCTTCGCTGTTCTTGACAAGGGTATTTGACCAACCATTGCCATTAGCATTGTTTGCGCTATTTAGAACACGTGAAACGTAAAGTGTGTTACCATATGCAAGGAAGTTAGCAGCAGTAAACCATTCCTGATAGTTATTAGAATCCGGCTTACCAAACTGGGCTACCAATGTATTTTCTGAATCGACAAGTACACGGATATCTGCTGGGCCCCAATTGAAACGGCCAGCAATAGCACCCTCAGTTGTTGAAACTGCAGGGATAACCGTTGTAAGGTCAATTTCACTTACATTAACGCCTGGTGATACTTGGAAAGGCATTTTTTCATTCTCCTCATTAACTCGAGTGTTATTTTAAAATATCTCATTCAATGATTATTTATAAAATGAAAGAAATTACCAATCCCCTCCCCATTTGTTGTCATTATCAAAGCCGTTCCAGAACTCTGAACCAGATGGAGTATTTATTGTAGTCTCAACTTCGGGATTTCCGCCATCATCTATAAAACCAAACGGCAGAACATCATCATCGACCATCTTTTCTCTATCTTCAAGAAGCTTCTTTCGGAAATCAGTCTCGGTCAATTCTTTGAAGAATGATTGATTTGTTGCCCAAGCAAAGAGAACTACACACATGATAAGATCGTCATGAGATCCACTTTCAGCTTCGTATGATGTTCCCCTTTGAACGAATGTTGAAAGTTCGTTGACTAGATTATAATCATTCAAGATAATCTTATCTTTTTCAATCATAGTCTTAGCGTTTGAACAACCAATTCGTTTAACTTGTTTAGTAGTTCTTACGCCGCGCTGAACTGTAGATGAGAATCCACCACCAATGATCTGGCCTGATCTACCCTTCACCGACGTAAAGATGATGTTTTCATATTCAAGATCAAAGTGTAGAATATCAGCAATCTGTTGCCCGTTATCATTAATTTCTATTAAAGCAAATGCATTGTTATAAGATTTTGCTACATTGTAAATCACTTCAGGATAGAGAAGTGGGTCGATAATATTATTTTTATAAGCTACAACGACTTTATATGGAACTTCACTCACGTCAAAGACAAGAAATGCTGATGCATCGATACCAGAACCTCTTGATGTATCAACTACGCAGAAGTATATTCCTTTCTCCTTTGGTTCTTCATAAATTGAAAGACTTCCACCATAATGCGTACTGTCTGGATTTATGAAAGTCAATCTACGAAGAACATTTGGATCAATCAATGTATTCGTAGGCCCAAGGAACTCCGCCGCGAACTCTTGGCGGAACTGATCTTCGCTGGTATTTGCAATTGTTTTTTCTTTCCAAGCTTCATCTCTTCCTGGTACTGAGTCCCAGTTAACGGCAAAGTTAACATATTCATTTCTACCCTCAATACTATTTGTCCAAATCTTGTAGAACAAATCAAAGCCGTTTGGAGTTGATGTAATTACAACCTTAGTATTTGTACCAGAAATAATTGTTGGGTATACTGATGTAAAGAAATCATCTTGTATATTACGAGGAACAAAGGCAAACTCATCTAGATACAAAAAATTAATACTATAGCCTCTGATCGCACTTGATGCAGTAGAAGCAGCAATAATTTGACTTCCATTTTCAAGCTCGACATTTGTTTTATTCCATGTCACAACACCTTGTTGTAGCCATTTTGGAAGATATTCAAATGCTCTTTGAACACGAGATAGAATCTCTCGAGCAGTTGACAGTTTATTTGCAAGGGTCGCTACAGTATAACTTTCATTAAAAAGAACATGCCAAAGAATGACTGCTGCGGCAGTGGTAGTTTTACCTGCCTGCCGACAAGTTTTAATAACTGTAAATCTGTTATCTGCAATAATCCCAGCCATTTCCGACTGGAATGGGTATAGATCGAAATTAATAAGACCTCGGTCAAGATTAATGATCTTTACATAAGTTTTAATAAAATAATCAATATCTTTCGAGCATTTAATGACTTCTTGAACCTGCTCAGCAGTCCATTCAATTGGCACATATGCTTTCTTGAGGTTTGGATTATTTAAATATAATTCAGACATTTTTCACTTTTTCTATTGACTTTTATAAAAACCATATTATAATAGCCTTTGGGCTTATTCAATAAATGGTTTTAATTATTCACTTTGTTGTTTGATAAGTTTCTGAAGTTCACTCGTTGAGCCAACAAAAAGTGCATTCGTAACATTCTGGGGCTGAGATGAACTATCCTCTTTTATTTGTTTTACTTTTCTTTGTAACTCTAGTAAGTCTTTGTTCGCCTCAACAATCGTCTTCATTAATGTCGAGAGAACTTCATATGCACGCGGAGACTCTGATGTGGAAGCGATAGAGGACAAATCATCAATTGATTGCTGAGCATTATCGATGATGCTCTTTAAATTTTCTCTAGCATAGTAGTAGTCGTCCATAACCTCGTCATCACTGATCGAGGGTTTATTCATTGGAGTAACTCTTGATTCATCAATCACTTCTGCTATTGGTTTTGTATCAGTAGGAAGATTGAGAATCTGTTCCATATTCTTTTCCAAATTTGTTTTCATTAAGAAGTCTCTATATTGAATGTATCAATATCGATATTGACTGAGAAGCCATAGTCACTATTTGCGCTGATCTGGTTGATGTTGACAGAAAGAGAACTGTTGGCTGATGGTGAATAAAGAGGTGCACCATTTGCATATTGAGCCGGTGTTACGGTAATACGCTCTCCAACTGGAGTATCGGCCGGAGTATCGAGATGAATATCCGCAATTGCTCGTTTGATAATACCAGAAGTAGTTGATGGCCCATACATATATGCCTTTACATTGAAATCAAGAGTATAGATTAGAGCACGACGAATATCAAAGTCGCCATCATATGTATCTTCAATTCCAACATTCTGAAGAACAACAGGTGCATCGACAACGATATTCATCTCTGGAATCAGGCGAACATTCGTTGTAAACTCTGGTCGGAAGTATGGGAGAATCTGTTCTAAGATCTGAGCACCATCATCGGCATTCTTCACGAAGATTGAGAGAGCGATGTTGATATCATAAGGAACTGGAACGTACTGAGTCTTTAATCTGTCAGTATCACTATTCAGAATCTGAACATTCTTTAGAGTAGATGAAAGCTTTCTTTGAGGAGCATATATCATACTCGTAATCTCAAAGCCCATTCTCGGGAGAGTAATAGCAACATCTTGCTCAAGGTTCGGATCTTGAACGAGACGAACGAGCCATTTCTCTTTAGGACCATATGCAAGTGGTACTGCAATTGATTGAATACGATTACCACTTGAATCGAGTCTCTGAACAACGATATCATTGAACAGATTGCCAAAAGCGATAATGTATTTACGTATTGCCCCGTGATAATATTGTTGACCGAACATTTTAATATCTATCTATTTCGCTAAAGGGATTTGATTCACTGAAATCAATTACAGAAGTTGAACTGAATACTGGATCGTTCGATTGGAAATACTCATTATTTGCCGTTGGTTGAGTTACTTCAACACGATATTCTTGCATTAACGAACCACCCTCTTCAAGCTGTATAACACCAGTAATTTCTCCTTGTGAGAATGTTACTGTATGACTGTCGCCTGTATAACCAGAACCACCTTCGGTGATTGTAACTCCTGTAACAACTCCACTTGAATTGATCGTAGCAATACCAGTTGCCTGTGTGTGATTTGTCAGACTCGTGATCTGAATTGATGCTGGATAATCTGTAACTGTTTGCACTACATCTCCAACTTCATATCCTGATCCTCCATTTACAACAGCAGCTCCTACTAAACCACCCGTACCAGTTCCTTGAATTGTAAGTCCAGATCCACTGCCTCCGGTTGTTGAATAGGTTTGACCATTAATATGCCCAGCACCAGAAACCGTTACTGCTACACCAGACACAACACCCTGTGGCGGCGCAGAGAATGTAACTGTTGGTGCTGTTTCATAACTACCACCATCAGTAATTGTAACAGAGGATATACTACCACCTGACAATGTAACCGTACCAGTTGCACGAGCAAGATATGTTTCAAGGGTAAACTCATTTGTGAGAATATCAGTTGAATAGTTATCCTCAATCGCATCAATTACTGTATTACCAGTATCAATTCTCTCATTGCTATACTCGAACAATTCACAGCGAAGATCGTACGTCTGAAGTCTACCGGTCTGATAGAAGATAGACTCATGCTCTACAAACTTGATTTCAAACATTTTACCAACCAGAGGGAAATAAATCAAGTCACCCTCAACTGGTCTATTTGTAGTGATCGCATAACCTTCCGATGTTCCTTCTTCAAGAACTATTGAATCGCCAGAATATGCAGTCGACAAATATTGACGAGATGGAGAGTTGGTATTTGCAGTCTCGACAAGGTAATTGTAGCCTACTTCAGTCGTAAGTTTTTCAGACTTTGCCTGATCGAATCTTTTTCTTGCAACTGTAAATGTAATCTGATCTCGTATTTCAAGATTAAATTTTGAAAGGAAATCGCCGTCTCCTTCAAAGCCTTCTACATTACGGATATACATTTCGATTTCAGCTGCTTCATTATATGAAGTGAGTGTATCTTCGCCGAAAAGAGGATCATTACGTACTACTGTCTTTGGAATATAGCGAAGTGAATGACCATACATCTTGATAGATTCAATGGTCAAATCTTCTACAAGATCCTGTTCTCTTCCATATGAGAAATTATTGAAGTAAACGTTGGTAGGCACATTCTTATCCTATCATATCAGAAACTGGCAAACTGTAACTGACAATCATCTCTTCTTCGAGTTTCTGAATTTCATTTTCTGCATCATCGTAGATCTTTGCGCCATTAAATGTCAGACCACCCGGTAATTGCATGCCTTCAAACTTTGTAAGATTGCCGCCCCATTGACGTTTGATAAGAGCTGTGGCATAACGAAGAAGCCAACGATCGCCCCAAACATCAGAATACGTATCCGGATCTGTGATTCTATAACAATCAATGATGATATACTCGCCGGTATCGACATCATTCGACCAATCCATATCAATATGAAGCTTGTTAACATGACGATTATAGCGAAGAGGTTTCTTACCTACGAACAATTCTTCAATCGAAGAAATATGAGTCATTGCTGTCCAATATGGAACATATGAAGCAGCAGATACATCGAAGAGATCATTCAGATGCATTTGATATCGAATATTAAAAAGATTTGAAGATTGTACTGCCTGACCAACATCAAGAATAGAGTTGATTCCGATGATTGCCTCTGGAATCGTAATATATCCATTTGTCTTATCGGATGCAGTGACTTGATGTTTGTATAAAATACGTTCAGTACCATCAAAGTGATAATCTTGATAATATTTTAGAGCTTCGTCGATACGATCTTCGATCTGTTCATCATCAACATTAATATCAATCACAGGATCGCCAAGACGACGAAGACAATAACTTTTAAATGCTTCTCTGGTAGATGGGACTGCCATGGTAAACTCCAGCCATTTTATTACTATTTA